ATGAAATTCTTCAAATTCTTTCCGACATTCGAATATGAGCAAACCAAACTGACCAACATTCTCGTCAGAACTAAACTTCGCGATATCGTCCGTAAGAACACTGTGGTGTTTTATCCATATGTTGTTCCAGAAGGTGAGCGCCCGGATACATTATCTCATAAGTATTATGGAAGCGTGAATTTCACATGGCTTATTTTCTATGCCAATGAGATTTTCGATCCGATTCTGGAGTGGCCGTTGTCGTATTCCGAATTCAATGCGTTTCTAGAAAAGAAATATGGTAACCTTGAGTATCCACAAATTACCGTGAAAGAATACTACAACAAATCGAAACGGATTGTCGATTATGATACATGGTTGACTTATCCAGATAACGAACGCTCTTCCATTACTATCTACGATTGGGAATTAGAAAAAAACGAAGCCAAACGGCAGATTCTTTTAATAGATAATGATTACGCAGAAACAATCCAAGAAGAACTAAAAACAGCACTGAAAGTATAAGAAATACCATGGCAGATTTTGATCTTTGGACTCAGAGTCCTTCTTTTGACGGTTACCCGGTTGATACCTACAAGAAACCCCGAAAAGAAGGGGATTTCATTATCAAGCTTATCGAGTTGTATTCATATACGGGAGCGTATGTGGATGTTACGACCATGTTCACTGGTTTGAATCTTTACCAGGACATCTTTGATAATTTCATTTCTGGTGATATTAGTCTCCAAGATGCGGTTGACCTTCCACATCTGTTTCCTCTGATTGGTCAAGAGATCATCAAAATACGGTTCACAAGACCGGTAACAGAAGGAAAAGATTCAGAAGATGAGCTACCTCCAATAGATGTGAAATTTAGAATCTATAAAATGAGTGGTAGAAAGAACCGAAACGACAAGATTCAAAACTATACTCTTCATTTTACATCCAACGAAACTCTGAATGCTTTTAAGAAAAAGGTTTCTAGAGGATATAAAGACGAATTATTTTCTACTATGGTAGAGAACATTTTCAACGATTTCATCAAAGCTGAAAAAGGGATAGAGATTGAAAAGACTAAAGGTGGCAAAGACTTTGTTGTGCCCATGCTCACACCATTCCAAGCCATAAATTTGATTGGATCCAAATCCATATCTGATGAGGGTTATGGAGCATCTTTTGTTTTTTTCGAAGATGTGGATACGTTCAAGTTCATCTCCATTGGTAAACTTCTAGACCAAGATCCCGTGGAAACATATTATTATCGAGTCGCCAATGTCCTCAAAAATGACGAATCGGAAACATTCTATAGACCGAGAACTCTCGACAAAGATATTCTTGGTGTTGAGCACTATTCACACACCAAAGGGTTTGATATTCTCAATAACCTTACCCGTGGTATGTATTCCTCAAAGATGATCACTTTCGATACCATTCGAATGATTTTCAATGACACCGATTGGGAATTTGATATTCGAGAAAGCTTCGGTGACTTCAAACATTTGGCAGATAATAAGACGTTCAATGATGACTTGGATGTTTTAGGTGAGCCAGAATCTATCATGAAACTTGTTTCCACAAATAAAGACCATGATGTTATTCCGTGGTTGGTTGAAAGAGACCCAACTGTTAAACCGGTCCTTGTTGAAGACTTTGTTCAGTATCGCGCAAGTCAAATCCAACAAATCCACCTTCATGCCATAACTGTGGTTGTTTCTGGTGACCCTAGAAGAAAAGTTGGACAAGTGATTGAGTTTCAACTCCCACAAAATCTTGGAAACGTCAGACCAGATGCACCGCAAGAACTCGATAACTATCTTCAAGGTAAATACCTTATCGTTGCTTTGAAGCATACCCTTTATCAAGACAAATATTATATGGAAATGCAACTAGTGAAAGATAGCTATGTTAATGCAATTGAATTTGTGGATCCTGTTCCTCTTTACAAGCCGGTTTACTAAGAATGATTGATAATCGCCAAGGACTGGGAGAAAGATTTGTTTGGTGGGTTGGGGTTGTTGAAGACCGCATGGATCCATGGAAAGTGGGTCGGTGTAAAGTCCGGATGTTTCTTTTCCATAAAAAAGACAAGCAAGAAATTCCAACCGAAACTCTACCATGGTGTAGACCTGTGATTTCACTTGATGCTGGATTGAATGTGGTTGGACCAAAAGAAGGTGACTGGGTTTGGGGATTCTTTATTGATAGTATCGGCGGCCAGGAACCGGTCATGTTGGGTCTATGGGCTGGATTTCCAGAAATTCCTGCTGATCCTTCTGTTGGGTTTTTTGACCCTCGACCAGATTCTATTTTAGTTGGTCACCAAGTTCCGAGAGACCCTTTACCACCAGAACAACACGACGATGGCTCTGGAACAGATTGGGACGAAAGGTCACCAAAGTCAAGATTTCCCGATGAGAGATATTTGAAAGAGCCATGGTGCTCCAGAGAACAGAGAAACGAAAAGATTTCTGAAACTGTTATCCAGCAAAAGTTGGATAACATAGCCATCGGACAAACTGATATTCCAACAGCAAACCACAAAGCAGGAACAGGAACAGATGTCGATTCTCCTGGTGATGACTGGACGGAAGCTGCCACACCATACGATGCAAAGTATCCATATAACCATGTCTATTATGCAGAATCTGGACATTTGATTGAATGGGATGACACTCCCGGCAAAGAACGATTGCACATTTACCATAGATTGGGAACTTTTTGGGAAGTTCATGTTGATGGAACGGTTGTAGAAAAGAAGGTCAATGACCATTATGACATTGTTCTAAAAAATCGATTTGAGCACATCGAAGCCGCATATCGTCAGACTGTGGATTGGTTTGCAAAAATCTATATCAACAAAGATGCCATGCCTGGTTTCAATTATGATCTCACCGTAGGTGCCGGTGGTGATATCAACTTGACAACAGAAGATGGAAAACTGAATATCACGTTAGCCGGAGATTGGAATGTTTTTGTTGATGGTTATGCTTTCTTAGAAGTGACCAAAGATTTAAATATCTGGATCCATGACAATGTGAATCTTAAAGTGGATGGCGATCTTTCCATGGAAGTAGAAGGAAATGTTTCTTCTCTTATTCATGGAGATAAGATAGAATACATCGGTGGTAAATATAACCGAATGGTCGCCGGAGAAACCAAGGAATATTCTGGTGGAGATTTCATCCGATTTGCAAAAAACTTGGTTGATTTGGGGCTCTTGACTGCCAAACGACTCGCCGGGGCAACCGTTGATGATTTCGCTCCAGTTATTGGAGTTACCGGTTCTGTTTTCAATGAAGCTGTTGGAGCTGTTGCTGGACCGGACCCTAGTGGTTCTTCTGGTCCTCCAGGTGTTCCACCATTAGTAGATTTGACTATTGCTTCAGCCGAATCTGTTGATTATCCAATTCTCATTCAAACTGTTTTGACAGAAGTTTTTGCTGAATCTGAAGCATTGGCTGAAGCCGCTTTTGCAGAAGCACAAAACGCAATTGCCACAAATGCAAATGCACCGGCTTCAAGCAATGCTGCCGCGGGTGGTTCTGGTTCTGCTGGATCTGGCGGCTCGGGTGGTTCTGGTGGGGGTGGTTCAAAGGGACCTACTGTAATGGTAGATGGTCCTGGAGGATTTCTATGGAAACCATCGGGTGCAAATTCTGGTGTTGCCACAATTCTTGTTCCTGGTGGTGGAACAGTCACTATATACCAAGCTGTTCAAGATGGTGAAGATACGGTCACAAATGCCGACGGTAGCACATCCACAAAACCACGATATGTTCGAGGTCCAAAAGTTGAAGATGCCGATTACATCAAAAACTATAATGGTGACGGTAGAGGAATATATAGAGCACCTAGACCGGGATCTGGTTATGGTGGACCTATTGTTGTTGAAGCTGGTGGAAATGATTATGTTATCACAGATCCGTCGACCAGACACGATTAAAAGGCTGAAAACCTCCATAAATAACAACCAGATATGCCTCAACCAATTCGAAAATATTCAGATATTGATGCAACATTTTTTGCCCATCCGATAACTGGTGACGTTCCAAGATTGTTAGATGGTGAGGCTGCCAAAAGACAGATAATAAATGTTATTCTGACAGACAACTATGCCAGACTTTTTCAACCCAATCTTGGCTCTGGAATATCTCAGCTTCTTTTCGAAAATTTTGATCCCATCACAGAATTTCGAATCAAAACTCGAATAGAAGATAGTGTTAGACAGCACGTTCCAAATGTCATTCTTCGGGGTGTTGCTGTGAATGTTTCAAATGACTATTCTGGATACAATGCAACCATAGTTTTTGAAGTTAGAAACTTGCCAGAACCAATCACCCTAGGGGTGTTTTTACAAAGAGTCCGATAACAGATGGCAGAGATTAAATTAACCGAATTAGATTTCGTAGGTAATAGAGAGAATCTCAAGAATTTCTTGCGGTCTCAAGACAAGTTTCAAGATTTCGATTTTGATGGAGCCAATATTTCCGTCTTGTTGGATTTGTTGTCTTACAATACCACATACTTGGCATACTATCTTTCGATGGTAGTCAACGAGTCTTTCATGTCGTCTGCTATCAAAAGAGCGTCCGTGGTTTCTCGCGCCAAAGAAATTGGTTATGTTCCACGATCGAGAAAATCGTCTAGAGCTGTTGTAACTCTTCAGTTATTTCCTGGAGATTCTCCTACGAGCATCACCATTCCTAAAGGAACACAATTCAATACATCTGTGGATGGAAAGCAATACACCTTTAGTACCAGAGAAGTGTATATTGTTCCACGTTCCACAAACGGGTCTTATATTCTCAGAGATGTTACCATTGTTGAAGGTGAACCTCTTTTCATGAGATACACAGTAGGGACCGATCCCGTTGGTAAATTCTATCCTATTCCTAACTCCGGAGTAGACACCGACGAACTTATTGTCAAAATTCAAGTTTCTTCTAGCGATTCGCGGCTTTCTGTTTTTAAACGGTATGATGATTTTAACACTTTGAATCCAGATTCTGCTGTTTATTTTCTCCAAGAAAACTTCGAAGAAAAGACAGAGATTTATTTTGGAGATGGTGTCATTGGAAAAGCATTGACACCAGGAAACATAATCATCATTGACTATCTGATTTCTAGTGGTTCTGCACCAAACGGAGCCAACGCCTTTTCTTTGGTAGAAAGAATTGCTGGATACACTGGAACAAAAATAACTGTTACGTCCTCAGCATCTGGTGGTTCTGAAGAAGAAAGTATCGATTCTATTAAATTTTCTGCACCTCTTCACTATGAAGCGCAGAATAGAGAAATCACCAAAAATGATTATGAGTCCATCATTTTGAGAGATTATCCTTCCGCTCAGTCGGTTCGGGTTTGGGGTGGAGAAGAAAATGATCCTCCACAATATGGAAGAGTGTTTGTTTCTATCAAACCAAAAGATGGATTGGTAATATCAGAAGCATCAAAATCATATTTGGTGAATACCATTATTTCGAAAAGGAACACAGTTGGTTTTGAAACCATTATTGTGGATCCCGAATACATCCATTTGTTGGTGAATTCTACTATCAAATACAAATCGGTAACCACTTCTGATTCTGCTGCCCAGATAGCAAATACTGTTATCTCCGCAATCAAAGAGTTTGCTGATTTGGAATTAAATCAATTCCAGAATTCATTCAGATATAGCAAATTCGTCAAAGCGATAGATTCGAGCCATCCAGCAATTCTCAATAACCTGACAAGTGTTAGGTTGAGATATCGTTTGTTTCCTTCTTTCTTGACAGCTTCTAAGTATATTGTCAATTTTAGCAATGCGTTAGAGTCTTCATTCACCTCGATTGGAAAAGCAACTCTACAATCATCAAAGTTTATCTTGAATGGTTCTGAATGTTATTTCACAGATGATGGAGATGGTAAAGTTGTTGTCTATAAGTTTGTGGATAATATTGCAACCACTATTATAGAGAATGCTGGAACTATAGAATACTCTACAGGAAGAATTGTCTTCAATGCTTTTCTACCTAGTGTTTTTCCAGACGGAGTTACTGATTATATTGATTTGTATGTTCGTCCTTCAAATTTCGATATTTCTAGTGTCCGAAATCAGATTCTTCTCATCGAAGATGATGATATATCTGTTAGTGTTTTGGATGAATCAATAACAACCAGATAACCGTTATTTTTATATGAGTCAATTTGTTCTTCTAGGTCAAAACACAAATTTTGTTGGTCTCGGTGAAGAGTCTCAACTACCTTCTGTGGTAGATGTTTCTTGTTTGATTCCATATCAACTTCCAGAGTTTTATCGAGAAGACTTTCCACTTTTTGTGGAATTCATCAAAGCATATTTCCAATGGTTGGAAGTTCAAGGCGAACCAATTTATGAAATTAAGAGCATTCCAGAATATGTAGACGTGGACCGAACAAAAGATGATCTGTGGATCTATTTTGTCAATGAGTTCATGTCAACATTTCCACAGGCTCTAAAGACCCACAAGCCAACTCTTCTGAAGCACATCAAAGAGTTCTATCGAGCCAAAGGAACAGAAAGAGCCTATGAGCTTCTTTTCCGTGCTCTTTATAACACCCGCGTGGATTTTTATTATCCGTCTCGTGATATTCTCAAAACAGACGACGGTAAGTGGATAGAAAACCTTTCTGTCCGAGTTGCTGCTCTTTCTGGAGACCCCAGATCCTTCGTCGGAACTAAAGTTTTTGGTGACCAATCAAAAGCATCTGGGGTTGTAGAACAAGTTCTGAAGATCCAAGTTGAAGATTATACGGTTTATGAGCTGTTTTTTGCCAAGAGAGGTATCACTGGTTCTTTTTCTGCTGGGGAAGTTCTTTCAAATACAGAGGGAATCAAGTCTCGAATCTATAACAAAATCGTGTCTCTTTCTATTATTTCTGGTGGCTTTGGTTACCAAGATAATGAAATAATTACATTTTCTGATGTTTCTGGTAGATCTGCCGTTGCTCAAGTTGTAAAAGTTGATGGACTTGGAACCATTAAAAAAGTTCAAGTTCTAAGTCCTGGTGCTGGTTATTCCACTTCTGCAACAATCAACACTATCCCAAATGGATCTGGTGCTACTTTCACTATAAAATATGGTGGACAATTTACCTATCCAGGATTCTATCTCAATGAAGATGGATTTCTAGATTCCAAGTTCTTACAAGATGATTTCTATTACCAACAGTTCTCCTATGTTCTAAAGTTGGATCGATCCATCCACGAATACCGAGAAACTGTCAAGAGAGTTATTCATCCCATTGGACTCATTCTATTCGGTGGAGTTCTTATCGATTCTGAGCTTGATGCTAGAGTGAAATTGCTGGAAGGTAAATCCACAACCGATTTACTTATTACCAGCAATCTCGTCTCTGCTCAAATGAACAGCCAGACGCACGGCATTGGCCTCCAACGACACTTAGATCAGATAGACGTGAATTGCATACAATCTGATGATAGCTATAAGTTTGGACCATCTTTAAGATCTATAGACCGATGGAAATTTTCGTTTCTCCCTTCCATGGATTTCGCTCCGGATGCTGGAGTAAATCTACTCACTTTTCCAAGTGACTTCACCAATGCTGCATGGACGAAACAAAACGTCAGTGCCACATCTTCTCGGCTGACAGCCTCTGGTGCTGGTTCTCAAATCCATTCCGTTCATCAAACCGACACAAGAGTTGTTGCTGGTGAACAATATCATTTCAAAGTGGATGTCAAGAAAGAAACTCACCGATATGTGTGGATTGGTGAGGGTGCTGATACTCATTACCATGGTGGATGTTTAGACTTGGATACTGGTATCTTTACTGGAAACGGACATATTGATGGTTATAGCGTCCATTCTGTGGATTCTAGATTCTATGAAGTGAATGTTTTCTGGACAAGAGAATCTGGTTCTGGAACTCAAGAATTGTATGTTGCACTTCAATCAACCAATTCTTCAGCACAACCACAATCATGGACAGCCGCAGGGACAGAAAAGGTAGATGTTAGAAACGCGACATTCCGAAACATCGATTCGTTTCTTTTTGCCAACTATTGGCAATATTATGCCAACACACAACTTTCTAATTTGTCTGATATCGTCACTGATGATATCTTGAACAAACCATGGCTCAAAACATCTTTTCTGATCGATCCAGAAGTATCATACCACAATGAATCAAATCTGGATGTTTTCTTTGGTAACATCTCTGGAATCACCGGTGATTTGAATGTTAGCAAAGTTGCCAATGTCACGTCAGATTCGGATGGAAGAGTCAGTCCATTTGTTGACGACAAAGCAACAATCGCGAATTTCACATCGTCGGGTGGAAACAAACCATGGTTAACACGAGCCGATAATAAAGAAAACTTGCTTGTTAGTTCTGAAGACATGAGCCATGTTTCATGGACGGTCGCTGGTGGAACGATTCAAGCTTTCTTGCAACCAAATCCTATAGACGGAACAACCAATGCTCAAATGTTTGTGGAATCTTCTGCCACAGCAACAGCAAGAAAGTTGAGTTTCAACTCTCAAATTCAATTCATAAAATCAGAAAAATATGTTTTCAGTGGTTGGATCAAAAACAATGGAAGAGATTGGATCCGAGTTGGTTTTGATGAAGACATCACCGCAGAATCGTATGTTGATATCAATACAAACACCGGGGAATTTCTGGTTGCTGATGGAGTGGATTCTGGAAGTGTGGAGTTCCAAGAACTCAATAATGGTTGGATATTCTTCTCGATAGAGATGACTGCGAATGCTAACAATGCTCTCGGTGATGTTTATCTTTACCAAAGCCCAAACCAAGGTAGCTTTTCATATGATGGAAATGGGACTTCTGGGACATTCATATTTGGATTCCAAGTAAGAAATGCTTTGGCAGATTCCACATATCTAAAAACAACAACCAAAGTCCAGATGAGAGGAATCTCAAAAAGACGAGCAGCGGTTAGATTTTTAGGTGGACAAAATTTAAACAGCGCCAGTGCCTTGTCTGTTCCGATAGATGCAGACAAAGAAACGGTTTTTGTGGCTTTTGAGATTTCGGATGAGACTGTTTCTAACGGAACCATCTTGGCTGATACTTCAAACAAATGGTCGCTGACTGTTCAAAGTGGTAACCTTGTCTTTACTGTAAATGATGGAACAGCAAAAACTCTTTCTAAGCCAATTGTTCGGAATAAAGCCTACATAGCAGCAATTCGTATTGTCGATGGTTCGATGATTCTGTCTTTGAATGCAGATACCGAAATTGCGAGAGTAGTTGGTAATATTTCGAGCCTTGCTGGAACTGTTCAATTTGGTGCTCTTGGATCTAGCAATAGATTTTGGGGATCGATTGGAAGAGCAATTTTCTCTGACCAAAAACTATCTTATGCAAACCAGTCTCATATTTTTAATTTACTCGCTCTGGAATATGGAATAACAGAACCATAAACCTCAACTAAATAACACGATAGCATTCTTTTCTAGAAAAAACAAACGCTTATGTCAACAATCATCACAAATGCATTTCGCATCTTAAACGCCAATAAATTCAAAGAACAGTTGGTAACTGATGCTGCAAAAAATCTTTATTTCTTCGTCGGAAGACCAACACCATGGACTCCCGATGATAATGCTCCAGATGCGGTGAAGGACTCTGTTCTTTCCAATTCTCAGTATCGGTATGATATGGTTGCATTGAAGAAACTTTCAGCTTCTTCAATTTCTAATGCTATTCCTCGATTTGACTGGGATGCTTCTGGAAACACTGTTTATGTTCCATATGCTGCTGCCGATTCGAATTTGTTTGTGCATCCAACCCAAACAGAATTGGATGATGCCATTGCCGGGTCATACACCGCAGGGTCGTTTTATGTTCTTACTGATGACTATAATGTTTATATTTGCCTGTCTAACAATAGTGGAGTGAAGTCTACTGTTAAGCCAACGGGAACTCTTGCGAACAACGGAAACGCTCCTGCTACAATCGAAACTGCTGATGGTTATATCTGGAAATATCTTTTCACTGTTTCCGCTTCGGAAGCTCTGCGATTCGCCACAAAAGATTTCATTCCAGTTAAGAATCTAACTGCCGATGATGGTTCTAATCAATGGCAAGTCCAATCAAATGCGGTTGATGGTGCCATAGAACATGTTAAAGTTACTGCTGGTGGAACTGGATACACGAAAGTTTTCGACGGAACACTAACATCTGGTGGAGCTGGTAACAACACGTTTGTTCTTCCCGCTGGAGCCAGTGCCGTAACATCTGATTATGTCAATTCCACAATTTACATCACATCCGGAACGGGTTCAGGACAAAATGGATTCATCACTGCATATGATGGTCCTTCACGAGCCGGAACCGTTTCTGCCAACTGGACAGTCAATCCAGATGGAACTTCGGTTGTAGAAGTAAGACCAACTGTCAGAATAGCAGGAGAAGGAACCGGGGCGAAAGCTAAAGCAACAGTTGCCGGTGGTGTTATCACAAAAATTGCGGTTACTAACCGTGGTTCTGGATATCACTCTGCGGTTGCAACCATTCTTGGAGGTGGAGGAACTGGAGCAACAGCACAACCACAAGTTTCTCCGGTTGGGGGGCTTGGTTCTGATATGATCAAGCTTCTCGGAGGATTCTTTTCGATAATCAACACGAAACTGGATTACGAAGAAACATATTTTCCACGTTCGAACGACTATCGAAGACTCGGACTGATTGCTAACATCAAAGACCAAGGAACAAACACTATCTCCACAGCTTCAAATCTGTCTGCAACCAAAGTTATGTCTTTGAATACAATCGGACCAACAAACGGATTGTTTTTGCCAGACGAGCTTATCACTGGAGATTCTGTAAACGCACCGAAGGGGAAGGTTGTTGAATTCACTCAATTAACTTCAACAACCGGGACGCTTCGGTACTATCAAGACGAATCGACTGGATTTGATACTTTCCATGTGAATGAAATTATTCAAGGATCTACGTCTTCTGTTGCTGGAAATATCGCCAGCCTGACGGATCGACAAATAAATATCCACAGCGGAGAGATCCTGTATGTGGAAAACAGACGTGCGATCGTCAGAGACGTTAACCAACAAGAAGAATTAAAACTTGCCATAGAGTGGTAATCTACCATTTTTTGAGCATCGGAAACCATAAAAATGACTTTGAATTTCAACCAAGCTCCATACTACGACGATTTTGATGAGGACAAACAGTTTGCTCGAATCGTGTATGATTCGACGCGACGCGCAGTCCAAGCCAGAGAACTAACTCAGGCTCAAACCATCCTTCAAAAACAAATCGAAAGATTTGGTAACCATATTTTTGAAGATGGTGCGATGGTTATTCCCGGTTATATCAACCACGACCTCAACTACAATTTTGTTAAGATCAACTCAACCGTCGATCTTGCAAACTCGTCTTATCGAGAAACTAATTTTGTTGGAAAGATTGTTACTGGTGGAACTTCTGGAGTTAAAGCCGTTGTGGTTAACCACCTCGGTGTGGATGTAAACAACAAAATCACTCTTTATGTTAAGTATGTAAAGTCTGGAACCACTGGAACAGCAACCACATTCTCCGCTGGAGAAACGCTGACTTCAAACGCCGTTGGTGCACCAACATGTGTTGTTGCATCTTCAAGCCATGTCGGTGTTGGTTCTGCTGCAAACATCAAACGTGGAATCTATTTCATGAAGGGATTTTTCCTTCTTGTAAAAGACCAAACAATCATTCTCGATGCAGAATCCAACACTCCAAGTTATAGTGTTGGACTGAAAATGGTAGAATCTATTGTGGATTCCGATGAGGACCCATCTCTTCTTTCTGCCGCACAAGGAACTCCAAATTTTGCTGGAAAGGGAGCAGACCGATACAAGATCGAGCCTGTTCTTGAAAAGCATCTCATTTCAGAACTGGGCACAACTGCTGCCGATGGTTTTTATGAGTTGATGAGAATCCAAAATGGAGAACTTCAAAAGCAAGTTGTCGTTTCTGATTACTCGGAACTCGAAAAGACGTTTGCTCGAAGAACTGTGGAAGCTCACGGTAATTTTACCATCAAGCCATTTCCTCTCCACATCAAAGAATTCTATAATGATGGTTCTAATGGTGGTGTGTATGTTCTTAGTGACTTTGAATACACCACCGCTGCCGAAGCCCAAGAAGTTTCTGTTTCAAGATTCGGAGTTGCCGATCCAGGAACATACCATGTCGTTTCTGGAAAATATCGACCAGGTTCTTCTGATCCAGATCTGATCGCTTTGATGGACAAGAAACTTGTCGTTGAAATCGAGTCTGGAAAGGCATATGTCAATGGGTTCGAGATTTCAAAGATCGCAAAGACTTCTATTGATCTAGATCGTTCTAGAACATATGATTATGCCAACAACTCTTCAATCTATACTCCAGTTGGTGCATATATCCGAGCAAACAATGTTTATGGTTTGCCTTCAATCGGAACATATGTGTTGGTTGATCTTTATGACGCTCCTAGCTATGTTCCGGGATTGCCGTCAAAAGATAAAGCAACATTGAGCGACGGCTTGGGATTGGGTGTTAAGATTGGAACTGCCAGAGTTCGTGGATTCCAATATGATGCAACTGCAAATACTGTGGATATCTACAAAGCATATTTGTTTGATATTCAAATGTTGCCAGGTAAGAATTTCTACAACACAAAGCAGATCTATAACTCCACAGACAACTTTACTGCTGATATTGCTCTTGACCAATTCCTTTTGAGTGGAACTGTTTCTGGAGCTTCGGGTGCCGTAACAACGTCTACCACTGTTCCAACAACATTTTATGGAACACAAACAAGATGGGTTTCTGATCCTGCACAACAACTATTGGTAGACGACTATCTCTTGGTTCAGGATGATGGTGGCACTCCAAGACTTTTGAGAGTTGCAGCAACTCCAACAACCGACGGTACGATTTCGATTGCAAAAACCGCGGCAGCTTATACTTTTACAAACAAGACGATAACTTATGTAAGTGCCACTCTAATCGACAACTTGCATAATATTCTTCTTTTCCCTCTTCCACAGAAATACATCCGAATGATTAAATCTTCGGATGACACAACCGTGGACACAAATTATTATGTGCGAAGAGTGTTTACTGGAACAACAAACGGTTCCGGTGTTCTGAATATCAATGCTGGAACCGACGAAGAGTTTCTACCATATTCCAGAGCGGCATACTCGGTTGCTTACACTAGTGGCGGTGGTGCTGGAACTATTGCCACTACTACAACAGCCACTCCTGTTGGTCCTGGTGGAACTCCATACATTTCTGTTGACCTTGGTGGACTAACAGCTTCGGTTAACGTGAAAGTTATTGCTACTGTTAAAAAGAAGCAAGGATCGGCTTCTTCTGCTAAAACAAAATCTATTGTTACCACTTCTGTTAACTCAGTTTCTGGCAGCCAAGATCTGAACGAAGTTTCTCTTGGAGTGGCAGATATCATTTCTTTGGATAAAGTCTACATGAAGTCTGGTGATTTTACAACAGCTCCGACTTCTGGAGATGTTGATATTACCAGCTATTATGAACTGGACAATGGACAAAGAGACAACTATTATGGAATTGGTAAAATCAAGCGAAAGGTTGATGCTCCAGCTCCAACAGGAAGACTTCGAATCGAGTTCAAGTATTTCTCTCATGGTAATAACGGAAACTACTTCAGCGTAGATTCTTATAGTGGTGTGGCTTATAAAGACATTCCAGTATACCGCTCAACTGAATCTGGTGGAGTCTATGATTTGCGAGACTGTCTGGACTTCAGACCTAGAATTGCCGATGATGCTTCTGGATTTACAGCTTCTGGTTCTTCTGTTACAGAAATTGTTGCTGGTGACATTGTTACTGCCGACTTTTCTTATTATTTGAACCGAATCGATAAACTGTTCTTAGACGAAAGAGCAAATTTCAGACTGCTTTCTGGAATCCCTGGATTGGATCCAAAAGCACCGGAAGATCCATCTGATGGATCGATGGTCACCCATAAGCTGTTCAATCGTGCATATGGTTTGACTCCAAATGACGTTGAAATTGAAATCCTGGATAATAAGAACTATACGTTCAGAGAGATCGGGCAAATGGATGCCAGACTCCGAAACGTGGAATATTATACCGCTCTCACCCTTCAAGAAAAAAATGTCAAGGACCTTGAAGTTAAAGATGAAAATGGTCTAGACCGATTCAAGAATGGTTTTATCGTAGAATCGTTCAATGGTCATGGTATTGGAGATGTTCAAAATCCAGATTACCAATGTTCTATTGACATGAAGACTGGAGAAATGAGACCGATTTTTGTTGAAAACAACATCGGTCTTTTAGAAACCTTAACTTCTGACCCAGCAAGACTTGCTCAACATTACCAAAAGACCGGTGACCTGTTGACTCTTCCATACACGGAAGTTCCAATGGTAAGCCAATTGCTGGCAACAAATTCAATCAATATCAACCCATTTGCGGTTTTGGCGTTTCTCGGAAAAATAACTCTGACCCCACCGAATGACGAATGGAAAGACACTCAAAACGCTCCAGATCTCATTGTCAACCAAGAGGGTAACTATGATTCGATCAAAGAAATGGTCGATGGAATGGGAACAATCTGGAAAGAATGGCAAGACACCTGGGTGGGTGCACCACAAGTTTCGGAACAAGTTCTTTCAAAGACCACCGAATATGCCAAGGTTCCTATGGTTCATAGAACCTTGGATGGTAAAATAGATCGTTCTGATCCTCTGTTTGGAGTTACCAATAACAGACCAGATATCTACCCATGGCCGTCTAGAACAGTAACAACAACAAGAACCACAACAACACAAACCGGAACAAGACATCTTTCTGGAATCAGAGCAACAGTTTTACCACAAACAGTAACAACTAATCTCGGTTCGAAAGTTATCAATATTGCCTACATTCCGTGGATCAGAAGTCGGGATGTTGTGTTTCAAGGTTACGGCTTAAAGCCAAACACTAAAGTCTATCCATTTTTCGATGGTGTGAATGTTTCTGGATTCTGCTCTTCTGGTTCTAGTTTCAATGCTGGTAACTTGGTTAGCACTGGAACACCTTTGCTTACTGATGCCACTGGTAAAGTTACAGGAACTTTTAGAATACCAAACAGCACCGCATTGCGCTTCAGAACAGGACAAAGAATTTTCAGACTGACCAGTTCGGCAACCAATGACGCAACTGTTTCAGAATTGACAACATCTGCCAATGCTACATACTCAGCTCAAGGGCTTCTCGAAACCAAACAGACAACCATCGTTTCTACAAGAAATGCAGAAGTGTCCTGGGAACAAGTTCAAGATGATGTTTTGATAACAAACACGACCATTTCAGATTCCACAAATGTTGGAGATTGGGTCGACCCGATTGCACAGTCTTTTCTCGTGACCAAGCCCGGTGGATGTTTTGTGACTTCTGTGGATTTGTTCTTTGAAACAAAGGATCCAAATATTCCATTCAGCGTTCAAATCAGAGAAACTGTGGGTGATGGACGCCCCGGTTCGAGAATTGTTCCTTTTTCTGAAGTTTTTGTGGACTCTTCTGCTGTCCACACAAACGTCGTCACAAACGGAACTCTTGTGATTGATGGAGGGGCACCAATCCAAAACTTCACATCTTCAACATTGCTAAAAACCACGGTCACTTTTCCAAGTCCGGTTCGACTTGAGCAGGGTGTGAGTTATGCTCTTGTTCTTATGAGCAACAGCAACCTTTACCGTGCATGGATTGCAACTTTTGGATCCGATCCAAATACTGGATTGGTTTATAACCTTGTGGGAACACAGACTCCAATTCAATCAAATCCATATGCTGGAGTGTTCTTCAAATCACAAAACGCTCAAACTTGGACAGACGACCAAACGGTTGATCTTATGTTCCAATTGAATTGTGCTGAATTTGATATCTCTCTTTCTGGAAATGTCAATTTCAATAATGCTGCAATTCCTGCTGTGAGCCTTTCAACCAACCCTTTGTATACAACAAATGGTGTTGCTAAAGTCAGAGTGTTTCATAAAAACCATGGAATGCCTAGTGGATCTACCGTAACTATTGCCGGAGCAACTACCTCCAATGGTATTTCAGCCGGAAACATTAACGGTAACCGTGTTATCGGCGACGTTGAATTTGATTCATACACCTTTACTGCTGGTGGAAATGCTAATGCTACTGGACCAACCGGTGGTTCTGGAATAACTGTTACAGAAAACTATCAGATGGATTTGATGCATCCTATTGTATCTCATTTGAATCTACCTGAAGCGACCACCCAATTTTACTACAAAGTAACTTCTGGTAAATCTGTTCATGGTACTGCTGACCAGGTTCCATATGTTCTTGGATCCAATTTTATTGGATTTGTGGCAAATGATGATATTGAATTTGATTCTCCTAAATTGGTCGCTTCGGCAATCAATGAATCAACTTCGATGAGTTCTGCAAAATCTCTGCAAATCAGAGCCGTGTTGACATCATCCAATCCGAATGTTTCTCCAGCAATCGATTTGTCTCGAATCAGTGTTGTGGCTGTAGGAAATAGATTGGATAGCCCTGCCGCATCAGGAACGAATTCCATAAACTCTACCATTGATGCCAACACTTTCTTGGCAGCAACAGATACTTTGTTCTTCCTTGCAAGTGGTTCCAAGATTGTGACATCATATGAGCCTTCGGCTTCTATTTTGTCCAAACTACAAAGAGGAAAATATCTGACAATTAGTGGTTCTGCTCAAGCTGGAAACAACAACACATTCAGAATTGTTTCTGTGTCGTTTTCTACACCTTCTGTGGAAATTGTTGTTGATGGAACTCTTGTCAACAGCTATACAACTCTGGGTGCAAGTCCGATCTCAACAACCAATACCTCTGGAACGGTTGTTGTTGCTCATACGTCACACGGATATAGCACAAATGATTTTGTTAACATCTACGGAGCAACAACCACAAACGGAATAACAGCAAATAACATTAACGGTAGAAGACAAATCACAGTGGTTAATGCTAACAGCTATAGTTTCACTGCTGGAAACTCGAACGTCGCCAATGCTACTAGTTCCGGTGGGGGAACAGAGGTTCTTGTTCAAAAGGGTCATTCTGTGACTCTCGTCCAACAAGAAAACTACATCGACGAAAAAGCTCCACAACATGGATCTGTTTCTTCGAAGTATATCTGCCGAAGAATGAACCTTGCTAATACTTCCGGAGCACTCCGAATCAGTTTGGCAGCATACAGAGATTCGTCATCTATTATCGAAGTATATTACAAAAATTCGAGAGTTGATGATACCACAATCTTTGATAACATTCCATATGAATTGGCTGTTTTAGATGCCGATCAGGGTCCTTCAGTAAACAAGCAAGACAAGCGAGAATACACATACACCCTTAATGGTTTACCAGAATACACAGCAACCGCAGTTAAAATTGTGCTAAGAGGAACGAACACTGCTCGTCCTCCGAGAGTTTCGGATTTTAGTGCTATTGCTCTTGGAACATAAGAAGAAAATGGAAAAAACTGGATTCGTTCAAGTTGAAAATCATGGGAGTCTTTTGAGAGACCAACACTCAAAAGCAATCATCTCAACCGATTCTGCTGGTTTGGCTAGAGCAAAAGCTTTAAAGCTCGAAGCCGAAAAGAAGAGAAAGTTGGCAGAAGAGCAAACCATGAAAATAAATACTCTAGAAATTGAGATGAAAGAAATCAAGCATTTACTTCAAGATGTTCTGGCTCTTGTGAAAACAAATTCTGAGAAATAACAACAGGCTAGAATGGCACTGATCCAAATAGACAATAGAAACTCACTTAGCCAATGGTATGAGGTTACACAATCTCTTGGCATTGCAGTGGGAGATCTCGATTCTTTAACAACCGGAACACAAGTTAATCTTGTTGATGCCATTAATTTTGTTAACGACCGAGTTGACTCTCTTGTGGTCGGGTCGCTAACTCTACCAAACAACACATACCTTCTTGCAAACAACCAAGCTGGTAATGGAACAGTTAACCTCATAAAGGCAAACACTTCAAATCAAGTAGAATTTGGAGCGTCTGTAGCCAACATTAACATTGTCGGCGGAACTGTAACTTCTCTAACTTCTCCGGTTGCAATCGCCGCCGGAGGAACTGGAGCAGCAACATCTGGTGCCGCTAGAACCGCATTGGGTTTAGCGATTGGAACAAACGTCCAAGCATGGTCTGCCAGACTAGATGATATTGCTGCACTTGCTCCAACACTGGATAATTTCATTGCAGGTTCTGGATCAGCATGGGTTCTGAGAACACCAGCACAAGCTAGAACCGCTTTGAGCTTGGTTGTTGGAACAAACGTCCAAGCATGGTCCACTCGACTAGATAACTTGGCAGCATTGATTCCGGGATCTGGATACTTTATAGTT